GTTCTGAAAATTAGCAATATATCTAGACAAAATTTTCATAGGAGCACTTTCTGCATCCTGATCGAATCCTCTGCTGTCTGTTGTAAGATTATAAAAACCTGTTTCTGAATTGAGTTCAACGCAGATGCCGATAGATTTTGCATCAGATATAATAGTGTCAATGATTTTCTGGTATCCTTCTCCATCTAATCCTCTGCTGATGGAGAAGGACTGCCTTAAAAGGAAACTATTCAATTTCGAGATTACTTGTTTTCCTGCTGACTGTGTCATGGTGTTCCTCAATTCTATAAAATGGCCAATATCAAAATGCCGATAAACGAAACTAAAAAAACAACAATTGCAAGCAAAATTTGCCTATTTCTCTCATGAATCACTTGATGAATATTATATTTGAGTTTTATTGTTTGTTTCCAATATTCATCATAATATCCATTTGGTGCTGCTTTTCTTGTGATTGTATAAACTACTTGCAATGCGACTACGTTGTACAGTCTAAATAAACTATGACATAATGTAATGAACAAGATTGCTGTTTCTGCGATTTGCATCATGATCCTTTCATTTTATTTTTCAATTCTTGTAATGACTTAGAATTTGCTGAAGACAAGAGAAGAGACGTTTGAAATATTCTCTTCGACATCGGCAAGTCTCCGAATTTTTCATTGATTATTTCACTCGAGAGTGCCCATGCTTTGTCGATCACAGATGCAGCAGAGAATCCGACTTCTACTAACATTGCAGTAAAATCGTAGACTGTGTCTATATCGTTCTGATCGAACAAAATGCCTGTAGCATGTTCTGTGTCTGCCATTTTTTTTATTTTTCCCTTCTTCGTTTAACATTGTAGGTATTTTTCCTATCACCCAGATGACATTTGGGGACATAGGTGCAAAAAGCTATATGAATATATGTTAAATGTGCAGCGGTCATCTGTGATGATGTCCGTATAACTCTTTCAGAATATTTACTCTATAGCATTCGATTCCTACAATGCCTAAAAACTCCATTTGATTAGAGACATTATACAACTTGCACTTTTCGTCTGTATAATCATGAGCATATACAACTTTTTGAATCTTTGCATTAATAACAAATTTGCAACATTCGAAACAGCAGAGATGGGTCGTGTATAACGTTGAACCTTTTGCGCTCTTACCAGCCTGAATGATAGCATTCTGCTCTGCGTGAACTGTTGAAATACAATGCCCATCAATGACTATGCATCCAATTTCACTACAATGAGGCATACCGGATGGTGAACCATTGTATCCTGTAGAGATGAGTTGGCCATCGTTAACAATAACGGCTCCGACCATTGCTCTAGTGCAAGTAGATCTGAAACTCGCAGCCAAAGCAATGGTCATATAATAAGAATCCAATTTATATTCCATCGATGATATCACTTAATGTTTGATTGTGTCTACTATCTGGAGTTGATATTTTACCAAGTCTTCTTCGTATAGTTTCTTGATCTATACGATTCATAGTAAATTTTGGCGTTTTATCTGATCGCAAAAGATGTGCACCATAATCGACACCTGTAGCTATCTTAATATTAAAAACCAGAGGCTCGCCAATAACTTCACATGCTTCTTTTATAATTTCATTTGCATGAGTTGGATGATAGGAATCGATTATTTTCTTAAATGCGATGATATTATTAAAGAGGTCATCAGAGCTTGCTCTTGAAAGAAAATCATAAGCTTGCAGTCTCGCTTCTTTCGAAACTAGCATCGTGGCGGCTGTAACTTTATTTTCTGGCAAAAAACCAACACTCTTGAACATGACAACTGAGATTTTCTCAACAGGCATATCTAAACGATTGAGGTAGTGACAACTCGTATCATCAGCAACATGATAATAAATGATGAGACCTAGTGAGTTTTTAGCTATAATCTCTTTATCACAAGGACACTTAATTAACATTTTAATTTAACCTTCCAATCAGAAATTCAGCAACTTTAATATGAAAATTCTCAATTGTTGCTGGTATCACCTTTTCTTGTGGATTATGGTATGAGTCATACATCGGCTCGCCCTTTTCATAATCCTTAGATGAAACGATGTTGAACTTTACAAATTCTAGATTGAAATTTGCTCTTAAAGCTTGCTCAATTTTGCTATACTCTGAATAGTCGTTGATGACCCCATCAGTTATTACAATCACGACACGCTTACGAGCTGTCCACTTCATATTGAAAAGTGTGTTGTAGCCGCTTATGATATCTGTGCCACCACCGGCTCTTGGCTCCAACTTCGCTCCTGTGAGTTTATCATCAAAGTTCAGATTTACAAGGTGGCTATCACTAAAATCTATCTCTGCGCTTCTTACTCCCTGAAGCTCAGAAATGGCCGCTAATAGGCACACAACCAATTCTGCATATGGCACCTTTACGCCGCCTGTAGAACCTGAAATGTCTTTGAATACTACCACATCAATTTTACTATCGATTCTCTTATTGACTGTATATGCGAGTGCTGGCTCTCCTGTGAATGATGCAACATATGCCTGCATCTGCTTCATGAAGTTCATGTCACCTTCTACGGTGTTTGCACGGACGATATCATTCAGGCGAAGTTTAAATGCAGTTCTGATGTTTTTGATCACATCGAGATACTTATCGACTGTGGCTCTATAGAATGAATTATCATCCTGACCCTCATTGATTTTACCAGAAGGTAAACCAGCCTGATTTCCTTTGCTTGTCTTGAGATTGCTCAATGTATCAGAGAGTGAGTTTGATATCGCCTGCTCTCCATTCTGAGCCTTTTCAATATCTGCATTTGTCATACCTGAAATGAGACTAACAGAGCTTTCAATAGCTTTCATTGTATCATCACTTACACCTGATACGATGTATTGGTATATTACATAACTTGCAATGAGCACGTTTTTCGAGTCATTTCTCGTTGCACTCAATACCATTGGCAAACAGAAACTTATGAAATTTTCATCGGCATTTTTGACGATCACTCCAAATCTTGCTAAGTAGAAAAGTGCATCAACTTTTTTATCGATCTCTATAATCTCTGGCGTTTTTGGTGGTCGATTTTTGCTGTTCGAGCTCTTTGAAGTGCTGATGATTGTGTCTCTCTTCAGAACAGTCAAGATCAATCGAATATATGGTGTTGTTCCTGGGAACTGGCTCGTCAGACTATATTCGCCATTGTTATCGAGCAAAATGTTCCAGATCGTCTTAAACAAGCCATTGTGAATCACTGGTGAATATTTGAACGCTTCGTATTTGATGTGGCTGATCTCATGTAATAAGAGACCAGCCTTGAACATTGAGAAAGGAATGTTTTGAGAGAAGTCTTTCTTAATCCACGATTGATTGTAGATTTCAAGAGCCTTATCAGGATTGATCCTAATATTGTATGTTGGCTTTCCTTTGACCCTGTCATCTACATCTACGCAGGCTATTCCATCGAGTTTGACATCTTTATCGTCGAGATCGACAGAAACTCCAGGTATAATGTAAAATGGACGAATCTCATTAATATCTTGCATTTCGCATTGCTCCTAAATGATTCCGTTCATGATTTTCTGTCGTGTTGACTGCGCACCCAACTCAGTGCCGTCAATGTCGATGTAGAATCCAGTCGAGATTTTCACAATTTCACGAAATGTTGGAACGCCAATTCGTGAAACGTATCGCACAAACTCTTGAATTTCTGGTTTCTGCATCACTGAAATGTCTACAATCTGCTTTTGTAAGATACGTTCTGTGATCGTCTTACGAAGTGATTCCAAGTTTGTGCCGCGAGTGAAGTAATCATCAATAGTACCATCTGGTTTCTTTGGTTCTAAATGCATCATGATCATTGCGTGTGCAATGTTACGAGTGCTCAACGGCCAGTCAGAGCTACGATTTGTACTCATGTACGATACTAAATATCGTACTACAGAATCAGGAATGTCCAATTGCGACTTACCAGAGTATTGTGTTGCAGCTGTTGCCTTTGCAATTACTACTTCATCGTTGAAACTAGGATAATCAAATGGAACTCCAATGACACGATTGGCAAACGATGGTGGAACACGGATGTTACCACTATGATTTACACGGTTAGATCCGTAGATCACTTTCAACCCAGAAGCATCGATTGACTTATCACCAATAGAAATGACAGAGTTACCAGAAGCATCAATACTATTGAGCATCAGCAACATCTGCATCGTCGAGTGTGTGATCTCATCGATTCCAACTATCGCGTTCTCTCGTGCTGCTTTGGCCATAACACCATCAAATGGTACCAGTGAACCATCCATAAGACGGAGACCAATAAAAACGGAAGTTTTTGTATCTTCTGGACTCAGTTGAAAGTAGTATGCAGGGACATTGTACTGCTTTGCATATGCTTTTAAAAGGTTCTGCATGGTCAATGTCTTGCCCGTACCTGAATCGCCAATGAGATACAACGGAATATTTGTCTCTGTGAGGTACAGGTAAAGTTTTTTCATCCTCTCCCTCGGACCTTCGCCAACGACACGTGGTACCTTGTTCACATCTAGTAATGCTGCATTTGTGTCCACTGCAGTGACTTTCTTATTAGAATTTCCATTTAAACCAGCGGTTGACATATTTTTTCCTTCCATTTTGCATTTACATATTCAATTTATATGGATATTATACTACATTTTTTGCAAATTGTACATATTTTTTTATCACAAAGTTGAAATTCGTTGAGTCTAAACTAAACATAAAAATTGGCTAATAAGAGAAACTTATTAGCCAAAGTCTTGTTCTCATTTATTAATGTTTCTTACGATGTTTTTCGTAATTGTTTCTTGCTTCTTCGAAAAGGCCCCTTGCAGCAGGATCGTTAGATGCATTATACCAGAGTGTGTAAAGCGTTGTTAGAGTTTGATATTCATTTTTACACTGTTCGCATTGTGGAAAAGGTGCATCTATTGGTTTCTCTGTGAATACAATCTCTATTTTTGCTCCTGGATATTGTTGAAGAAATTCAAGATTTTTTGTGACAAGATCTATTACCGACTGTGTATCTGATATTCCTGTGACTTCGCTTCGTTTACCTTTGTCCTCAATAAATTTTATGTTAAACATTCTTATTTTCCTTTATAAACTCAGCGGATAGAGATTATCGCAATGATGTGAGAAATTTATCCGCTGTGTCCTTCGCCGATTAGAAGCATTATCTTATACCGGTTTGTCGTATCCCAATATAAAACTTTGCTTCTAGAGGCTACGGCAGGACTCGAACCGGCTCACGATATCAGTGTCAACCAACAAAGATAACCGCTCTTCCTGGCAAGTAATGTTCACGGAAACCACCTGCTCTCTGAGACGTACGTAGCCAAAAACTTCTGCTATTATTAATAAGTTCTGGCAAGAACCACACGAAAGGGATCAAATATCAACAATAACAAAAGCGGCGATCACGGTAGGATTCGAACCGTACTACCTCCGACTTGGGGGTCATCGGTGCTCTCCATGAGCTTCGTGATCTTAGTAAACAGAAAAAATGCCACTAATTTCTGTTTACTTTTAGTCAGTAGCATCCGACTAGTGAATGCAGCAGGATTCGAACCCGCATCTCGTCGACCTGGTATCGACGGCTCTTCCTCTTAAGCTACACATTCTCAATAAGCAGGATAGACGCCATCAAATCCTGCTTACGCGCTGTCGTGGTAATCCAACAGCTGGCGACTCGTGCGGGATTTGAACCCGCGCTACAAGATCGACAATCTTGTGTCTTAACCGCTAGACCAACGAGCCAAGTGTGGAGCATTTTTTACCCTGTTATACGGTATACAACAAATGCCCCAAGGTTATTAAAATGGTCATCAGTGGATTATTCCACTGGCTCCTCGAGTAGGAGTCGAACCTACATTGCTCAGTTAATAGCCGAGTGATTTACCATTAATCGACCGAGGAAAATGGAAGGCATTTGTTAAAGGTTAGTGGATGGAACCCACCAGAAAAACAGTAATGCCTTCATATGTATGCAACAGTAATAAAACTGTTGGTTCCTCAGGTAGGATTCGAACCTACAATATGCTGATCCAAGGTCAGCCGCAATACCATTATGCCACTGAGGAATGTGAAGGGAATGAAGAACTTCAATTCCCTCCGTCAAGAAGAAAAGGAGCCTTTCCTATAGACATTCCTATGGGTGCTGGCACGATACCGGCTACTCGCCGGGGGAGGTTCTACGAGGAATTGAACCTCGATACCCGATTTACAAGATCGGTGTTTTACCGTTAAACTATAGAACCTCGATAACTAGATCAATAACGTGAATGCATCAAAAGCTTCTTGATCTACAGTAGAGTAGATTCCTCTGATGCCTTGAGATGAAGCTTCTAATGTCAAGTACCCGTGTTTACTGCTATTGAATGCTTCTAATGTTACATTGTCTTCTTTGATATAGAATGGCGTTTTTGTGTTTTTTACCATTGGATGCAGATGATGATATCCGCCTGATCCTGCAACGATGTACTGAACGCTCTTGCCGTGGAGTTTGCGGCTAAACCTTTGATAATTATGAACGTGTCCCGCGAGAACAACATCTGGCGTTCTACCAGAAGATGTAATCGCATAATCTAACACATCAGACATTGCTTTACTGCCACTGTGCATTATGTCAAATGAGTAAATCGGATGGTGCATTGCAATGATTAGCACCTTTTCTTTCGGAGCAGAATAGAGCTCTTGCTTCAACCATGAGATTTGTGTTTTGTCCAGGTACCCACCTTCAGGTACATTGGTATACAGACCAATGATCGTTGCAAATGGCGTCTCTAATGTCCAATAAACATTAGGTTGTGTCATCGCATCACGACTAGAATCACCTGATTCGTGTGTCGGTTGTGGATACGGAGAGCAAAAATTTTCTGTAAATCCATGGAGTGACGCATCGTCATTATGTTGCACTTCACCATCATGATTCCCAGGGATAGCAAATATTGGAGCTGCATAATGTACGTATGGATCATAAAACTGGCCGTAGTAATCAGTACTCTGACCGTAGAAATAAACAACGTCACCAAGATGGTAGAAGAAACGGATATTTTTTGACGGAATATCATTCGCCATTAGTTCTGCAACTTGCATCTGATAATGAGGATCAAGAACTCCACCTGTGTCACCTACTGCATGAAATCGCATATATCCATTCTGAATAATTTCTTTGATTTCATCAGTAGGAAGTACATTTGCAAGATCAAGATGATATGGAGCATTTCCTTCTGGTCTTGGCAATGGTTGTGGCTTCTGTGATGTGACATGAAATGTCTGGGCTTTTATTTCAGCGTGTCTTATTCTACCAAAATTTCTTAACATTATAGTGCTTTCAATATGTTTTTAAGTAGTTTTATATAAAAATATGGCCCGATATGGCAGGAGTCGAACCTACTCTCCACAATAGATAGGAAATTAACCAATCTAGGATCACGTACGAGTATACTCTAGATGAAGCTAAAATATGCTATTGAAGTGTGTTCCGTACACTATTATCGGCATGGTGTTATTGAAATGAATTAGAAATTGAGTTTAAAGGAAAAACCATATTTTTTCATTTCAATAACTTGTTAATATTATATATTATTTTGCTTATAAAGTACATACTTTTAGTACATTTTTTTATCACGTTCAAAAGTTCATTGAGTCTTTGCTATGTATAAAGCACAAATTGTTATCACCAGGATTAAAATTGGGGCCTTTAAACAAAAAAGATGTATATTTATATAACTACGGAGCAGCTGTCATCTGGATGATAGTGATAAAAAATCACAAAAAAAATGGAGAGATGTTACTCTCTCCACCTTTATTTTGAAAGTTTTTTTACTCTGCTACGGGCTACTCGTCTTCAAAAAGATCAGAAACGTCTACATTTCCTGGATTAGACGCGGGTGCACCTGCGGCAACTGGCGCTTTCTCCTTGGAAGTTTTTGGAGCTTTTGGAGCCTTCACTGGTTTTGCAGCAACTACAGGAGTTTCTTCAACAGTATCTTCTGGAGCCTCATCTTCACCTTCATCACCATCTTCATCACCCGTAAGTGCCTGGATTGCTGAGCGGAGCTCCTTTTTATCATAGGTGATGACACCATCATTGGTCTTGCGGAGAGTCATATAAAATGGCTGGCCTTCCACCAAGATGTCATGGCGTCCTGCAGCCAAAAGCATCATTGCGATGGGATATCGGCGTGTGGCATCAACAATTTTAACTTGCAACTCTGGATCCGCTGGGTTCTCGAAAAATTCACGTGTTAATTTGCTTGCATCAGCGATGCTCAATGCTTGTGCCATGATTGTTTTTTACCTTTCTTTTTTTTGTGCAACTTTTTAATGTATGTAATTTGTTTTTGATAATGTTATTCAACTTCTAATAACATTATACACCATTTTAGCGTATTTGTACATACTTTTTTAATGAACTTTGAAAAAGGTTAACGACCTCGCTGAAACTCTTCCTCTTGAGGATAAGAGTAGTAATTCTGACCAGTAAATGGTGTTGGAGGAAACCCAATTCTGATCATTTCATCCTCAAAATCAGACTGTGGTCCTACTGAGATCTGCTTTAATTTATGCATGTAATCTTTATATTCTTCTGGTATATCAGATTCATCGTGCAGAATTGCCCATGTCAGAAGTTGATGAAATGGGATTAAGTCTTTTCGGTCAAATCGAATACCACCTGGTATCGGTACTGACAAAATTTGGTTCTCTTCAGTTCTACCGATTCTGAATTGTGTGAGAGTAAATGTATTATTTGATGCGAGGCTCAATACAAGGTGTCGGCTTCCACTGATTGCACCACGTACTATTCGCTTAAATTTTATCGTTGTAGATTCTCTATCATTTCGGTTAAACATTTATTTTATTCTCCTTCTTCGTTTTCGTTTTCATCTTCGTCTTCTTCGTTGGCAGTCACAATCATTACTTTCAGGATGAGTAATGTACCCTTGAATTTCTTCTGTTGAGCAGGAGATACCTGCCAATCATCCAATGTAGATTGAAATGTTATAATGCCATCGCCTTCTTTTTTCCCATTTAAATGAAGAAATCGGCAAGGACCAACGTTGATTTTTTCCTTCTCACCTCCTCCGTTATCAATGTAAACTGTCATCTCAAGAGGCGTTCTATTTGTGAGAGCGTATATATAAGCCAACGCGCCTTGCTCTGTTTCAGAGGCTTCGAACCTAAAATTTATTGAATCGTCTTTCTTGTCATTCTTTCCTTCCCAAGTTGCGAAGAAAACGACTTTGCCTTCTTTAATTGTTGCCACTTTTTTCTTCCTTTTCTAGAATATATTATAATATATATTTTTGATAATGTAAATTGTGAAAATGTTACATTTTTTCATTGACAATTGTAAAAATTATCTTTGTTTTAACTTGCATCTATCGTATTGTTTTGTATCTCTCTTTGTTTTTCTAGTTCTAATATGATGTCATGAACATCTTCTTCTTTAAAACAAACTAATCGGGGGCCTTTTACGAAATTAATTACAAACACTGGGATTTTGTTGCTGATAATTGCGTTTTTTATGAGTATTAAGATGTCGAGAAGCTTTAGAGAATATGATTCTTTCTCTGTGGATTTTAACTGATAAAGAAAAATTGGTGACTCACCATCTTCTTTAAACACATCTCCAGCACCAGAAAGAGGCTGAGGCCTTGCCCCTAAATTTCTCATTATCTTTTTCTCATCTTTTCTATGATCTTTTTGGCTTCTCATATCTCTCCTTTCTCATTGATGTTATCGCTGCCGTGAGCGAGGCAGCGATAGTTTCTATTCTACTCTTCTTCTATGACTTTCACGTTTTTGATAAATGCGATGCCCATGCCAAATGCATCAGCCTCGTTGTCAGTTAATGCTGTTTTTCTCTTTGCTGCAATTTCTTTAGGTAAATTTGCTTGAGCCCATGTGATAGTCTCTTTTTTCTTATCTTCTTTTGCAGCTTTAGAGATACCAATGCGCGCTTTCCATGCTCGCGTATCAACACTAACAACTGGTATATCATCAGGAACAGAATCGATAATGGTAGCAATCAATTCTGAAAGGGCACTAATTGCATTTGTTGAGATGAAACCAGCACTGAATGTTCGCACTCTCTCAACGACAACAAGTTGAACTCCTTCATCTACAAGCATCTTTACTGCTTTTTGAATCAGTTGACGTTTGTGCTTCTTTTTGAGTTTAACTTTGTTTTTCACTTCGATGCTTCTGAAATTCAAACGAGTGAGTTTCACGATTTGACCTTTTTCGAATACAGCAATACCGCATTCTGTATACGATTGATCGATTGTCGCGAATTTCATCTCTGTTCTCGGTGATTTTACTTCGAATTCTCTTTTTATCATATCTCTCCTTTACCTTCGTGAATTAATGATGAGTTTATCTGTTCTCCATTTTCCGTTATATATCTGTATTGTTCTCTTTCCTCCTTTTTAGTGAAGCAGACATGTCGCATAGGACAGTTAACTGCCCGTTCTGAATCTTTTGACTCACATACACGTTTTGGTGTTCCGATTCCTTGCTCATATGATACATGTAATTGAGCGAGGATGTTCATTCTATGAACATATGGGGCAACAAAATTAGGATCAAAATCAAAGCAAACTTCCCTATGCTGCTGATTTGCTTTATTTTCAAGAAGCAACATCGCTCTTTTGTACCCTGTAAGGTACATGTACATCTGCGCTTGTTTAAATCCGTCTGGATGAACTCTTTTTGGATCATTCTCTTCTACAATTGCTTCATACGCTCTTGGACTCATACTTTTTATTTCTACGATCCAGAGATCTTCACCAGTTATTTCAGGAAATTTTGCAATAATGTCAGGTGTGTGGAATACACCAAACGCTGGGTTGTATCTTGTTTTTTCTATTTCAACAGCATATCCTGCCGATTGAAATAATCGCTGCCATTTTAAATGAACATACCATCCTTCAAGGAATACTCTCAATGTCGAAACAGATGTTGTCGTATCATGCTGTTGAATAGGTTTATAGTTTTTAGAGAAAACGTGTTGACGATAACAAAGTTGATTTTTCTCTTTGACTTTAAATCCTTTTGTTAATTCAGAGAGGTGTATTCCGAAGCGTTCTGCTTTTTCCTTGTCCCATAATACGAAGGTGCCATCTAGCAGTTTATTCACTCTTATGTCTAGCGTGTTACCGTTCTGCATTGCCATCATCATTTGGTCGATTGTTGTTGACATTCGAATATCCCTTTCACTTTTAGTATTACTTCAAGAGTGACCGCAGGTGACTTTTTCCTCTTGAAATAATTATATACTATTTCTTGATAAAAAAGTCACCTGCGGTCATCAACTATTCGGTTTTAGTTATGAATATTTTTTTAATTCGAATTGTATACTTCCACTAGATGTTGAGATTACAATATACATTGTTATCACGGCGTTCAGAGAAAAGAAATTCATAAAATCTACATCAGCCAGTGTTTTATCACCAAAAGACAAAGAAATACACTCTCCATCTTCATAAACAGGAATCGTGATATAATTCTCTTTTAACTGGTTTATGATTTTTCCCTTGTCTTCTTGTGTTATTGGCTTAAATTTAACCTTTAATTCATTGGAAGTTGTTTTGATCATTTATTCTTCTTCACCTTCTGAATATCCTGCTATTTGTTTTAAATTGTTTTTATTCGCTTCAATGTATCTTTTTCTCGCAGCCTTTGCTTCTGCAGTCATATTTTCATGTGATACAAATTTCCCTTCATCGAATATAAAGGGTGCTTCTGCTTCCTGATACGGAGATGCCGATCTATTTTTTATTCCTGTATTGAATCTAACAATCATTCCGACTTGCTGACCTGCAACTCTAATGGCTTCTTTTCTTTTTACACTTAAAATCACATGACAAGCATGTCGTAATGCTCTACCGCCAGGAGTGTGCGTTTGTGGCCCGAAAGCCATTGCGTTCATATTGTCTCGCTCCTGATTGATGAACAATACAGTAGAGCCATAGTCATCACAGAGATTATTCAAACCGAAGATTTTTCTTGATAGTAAACCAGCAGTCATAGAAATGCCGGCTGTTTTTTCAGTATTGCTTTCTAGCTCAAATTCTTTTTTAGGAACTAATGCGGCAACTGAATCAACAACAATAAATGGAACACCCTCTTTTGCAAATTTCATCGCTGCTGACAGCGCTTGCTCTCCTGTTTCTGGATTGACAACGATCAATTTTGATGAATCGATGCCGAATTGCTTTGCTCTATCTTCTGTCAGAGCTCGTTCTGCATTAACATAAACTGCTAAAGGATTTTGTTTCAAGTATTGTGATAGCATATGAAACGCGAATGATGTCTTGCCAGCACCTTCAGGACCATAAATCATTGTAACTTTGCCGATGGGCATTCCGCCGCCAAGAATTTTATCCAGATCAGGTATTCCTGTTGACATAAATTCGACAGGAGGAAGATTTTTAGCGAGAATAACTGTATCCTCGCCATATTCTTTGTTAATCTCTGATATAGCATTTTTGATGCTCGCGAGATCCATTCCCTTTCTTTTCTTTGTTGCCATACTATCTGCTCCTTATCGTTCTTGAGAGCAACGTGCTGTTGTACTCTATAGTACGTTGCTTTACGATATTAAAATCAAATTCGAGTGCTCCAGCACCTTCTAATGCTGTTAATACTCGAGAAGTTACTGTTGTACGTTTTCCTTTCGCTTTTGTCATCATTCTTTTTGTAAAATCTTGTCTCGATTCAAATGGACCGTTCTTTTTATTTTCTATTTCAATATCTCTTGCAGCAACGCCACCGACATTTGGAATTGTCAATAGGCCTGATCTGATAGCTTTCTCACCAAAAACATCATAGATGTGATAATTTACCTCACCATTTACATGAGGCAAAAAAATTGGCAATCTATTAAGAACTGAATCTGCCTCAAGATCTTTGATACTCTTCTTCATAATATTATTTCTCAGACTATGAAGAAAGAATATTTCTTTATGATTCACTTTTAACCACATCATCCAGTATGACAAAACGGCATATGCAACAGAGTGACCCGCATTAAACGTATAACTGGTCAAATTATGAAACAACTCAATGGCCGTATTTTTATCGATACCTGATACCTTCTTTGCACCCTCGACAAATTGAATTGTCAATGGGTGATCTGCAGGGAGAGCAACAAGATTTTTCATGACTTTACTTGCGTCTCCCCAAGACATTCCTGCAAGCCCTCGGCAGGCTTGCATTATTTGTTCTTGATATAAGAGAGCACCATGAGTTCGTTGACAATATGGATACAGAAGTGATTTTGTATCAAGGTCACCTGCTTTTCCTCGTTCGTATACGTCAACTTGATCCATCTGAAGAGCACCTGGTCGATCAAGTGATGTGGCGTCTGATAACTCAAAGATGCTTGTTGGCTGAACACGGCGTAAGATTTCTATACCGCCATACGAGTCAAATTGGAATATACCCTTTACGTTTAAATTTCTGTATGATTCGAATGTCTTTTGATCATCTAAAGGGATATCTGTTGGCTTAATTCCTAGGATATCGCAGCATTCTTTCACTGTATCGATTGCGTCCACCCTAAGAACATCGATCTTTACCACGTTCATATGAATAAGAGAATCCATATCATATTGGGTATTGATCTTACGGTCGCCTTCTTTACCTCTTACGAATAATGGTACATAATCATCAATTGCTCCTGGCGTAATAGCAACTCCAGAAGCATGCTGGCCAAAAGCTTTAGGATTTCCCCAAATCTTACAGAAGTGGCTAATAATACCATATTTATCGTTAATAGCTTTTGCTCGTTTGTTGTAGATGATTTTACTAAGAATTGGTTCATTTTCTTTGAAGCCCATAACTCCCATGACTTTCTTTAAGTAATCAAGATCATCATCTGGAACATTAAGAGCTTTTGCAAGGTCATTTAAGAGGTTATCACCTTTGTAATAGAGAACGTTTGCAATTTGAGCGACTTGACCCTGATATTTTTGCATAAGGTACTCTACAACGAGACCGTATTTTTTTGCTGAGAAGTCAATATCAAAGTCAGGAATCGTCTTGCGCTCTTCCGTCATGAAGCGTTCAAACATCAAATCGAAGTAGATCGGATCGATCTTTGTAATCCCAAGTGCATAGGCGATCAAAGAAGCAACACCAGATCCTCTGCCTGGTCCTACGACGACATCATTTCTATTTGCAAATTCGATCATGTCTCCTACCATCAGGTAGTAATCAGCTTTGCCCTTTTTGATGCTGATAACTCGCATCTCTTCCATAGCTCTTGCAATATATGGTTCTTTCCAGAGGCCCATGGCTTCAAGACCTTTTTTTGCTTTGATGGCAAGAGCTTTTTCTGCGCTAATTCGTTCTCCTTTTTTATTATAACCAATGAATTCGGGAACCTTCTCTTCGAAGACTAATTGATAGCTTTCAAATGTATCGGCAATTTGCTGTGATGCTTCTACATATTTAGAACCATCTGTCCCCATGAGTGATTTCCATCTGGCATTCATTTCATCGCCATCAGAGATGTAGAGGTATTGATACTGCTTTCTGATGTTTCCTATCTGAATGTCATCGACATTTCTGCCCATCTGTCTAAAGAGAAGATATGTATCCAAATCTCCTGGATCAGAATAATGGCTGTCGTTTGTCATAACAGCAGGTCGTTTATATTTCTGTGATAATTTAATAAGTCCTTCATTTGCCTTCTTTTGATCATCAAAATCCTGAGGTTGAACTTCAAAGTAGAAGTTGTCGCCATAGATTTCTAGAAACTTATCCGTCATTCTGAGCGCTTCATCCCACTTATTCTGAATGATCATCTGTGGGATCTCGCCAAGAACGCAACCAGAAAAGCAAACAACGCCTTCATTAAATCGCTCTAAGATATCAAAATCAGCGATCGGCTTCATATAGAAGTTATTGAGATTTGCCGATGTCATGATCTTACACAGATTTGCATATCCAGAAAGATTTTTCGCTACGAGCGTTAGATGCCGGCGCTCAGGCAGGAACTCTTTTCCTGCCTTGAACTCTCTCATGAAGTATGCTTCTACACCATTAATTGGAATAATTCCAGCTTTGTGACATTCTGAAGTGTGTTGCTCGTTCATACACATCGTCCCATGATCTGTGATCGCAAGATGTGTCATGCCAAGAGATTTTGCTCTTCGAATGCTTTTCACAGGTGCACCAAAACCATCGTACAAAGATCCGCCTGTGTGTGTATGAAAAGGCACAAATCTTAATTTTGACATTTTACATTTCCTCCAAGAATGGCGCTGCCCACTGCATAAATGAAGGGAGAGATTTTCTTTCTATGTGTCTCTTTTTCATTTCAAATTGCTGAACGATGAAACCAATATCACTGTGCTTTTCCAAGATGCTGATATCGTCTATGTATCTGAGATACTTTATGATATCAGCAAGATCCATCATATCTTTTACTCTTTGAGTAACAGTGAATTCCTTTGGATCTAATGTTTCTACAACAGAGAGCATCTTCTCATGTCTTTTTGTATAAACATGCATTGATGTTGCACGATGAACATATGAGCCTAAATCTACGTCTAGCTCATTAGAGATTATTTCTTGTAACATCGTGAATTGAAAAAGATCGTAAGGAAGACCCCAATAAAGATCGTTAGATCGCATTGTCGTATAGAGATCTAACTTTCCTTTTCTAATGAGGAATTGAAGGGCAATTGTGCATGGTGTATCTTTTGTAGCGACCTTCAAATCGCTTGCAGAGTAAATCTGAAGCACAGCCTGACGACTAGATGGATCTTTCTTTAGCTTATTGACAATTTCAGAAATGTTTTGTGCGATACGATGGCCATACATTCCGTGTAGAATTATGCCATCGTCACTGAAATTCATCAACCTTTTGTTGAAGTATGCAAGGTATCTTACTGCGTTTGTGCTATCGAATAACATCGTCGATTCTGCACAAGCAAAAGGCAATGAAAAATGCCTATCTGGATGATATCCCAATCTACTCATTGGATTTGTCAGTACAAGAGAGACGTTTGTTAATTCGAGTGTATCTTCACCCTTCGGTGAAACTAATTCACCTTGAGAAAGAAGTCTACGTCTCAGCTCAGCATAAAGGTCTGCAAAGGAGTTCTCAACGATTTCCATTTCTATTTTCCTTTCACAATTTGTTCTATTTTCCTCACGAAGTAATGAGGGCTGTGTATCTGAACATTTTGGATCAATTTTCTACGAATTGCCGTGCGCTCCTGAGAAAAAAGCTTATTTTCTTTAATCGCAGACAGCATATCATACTCGTCATCAATCACGAGATTTTTAGGAACATATGTGATCGGTGATTTGAAGTCTGAAGGAAGTAGAGGAATTGATCCGAATAAGAGTGTTTCTATGATGCGAACTGTCATGAAACCGTGCTCGTTGTATTCATCTTTGAGTATCAATGGTGTTGCTACAGAATTTTTGTAGAGAGTGTGAAATTCTTTTGGCTGAGCACGATGATGGAATCGAATGTGTGGCCAACGAATTTTGCTATCTTTTTCTCCTTCTAGCCAGTTACCGTAAATGTCGTAGAATATCTTCTCTCTGCCTGATGTACCGTATCCTGTGCCAAAGAATTTCTGAAATGCATCATCTCGATCATAACGATTTCCGACATAGACAATCTTACGCTCTGGTTGTTCTTGTTGAAACTGATTGAGCTCTGTGACGTCAAAAGGAATATCATAATGATGCTCTTCTCCTCGTTTGAAACCAAGTTCTAAAACATAGTCTACACGAGCATCATCTTCTGGTGTCATCTTATAATCAAGATCTAGTGCTATGATCGGCACGCCTTTTCGAGAATAATGGTCTATCAACATATCTTGAATCATTAGATCTGGATCAAAATCAGGATCAGACATCGGAAGGACATTTCGCTTTGTTTGCATTCGCCATTCTAGAAGAACTATGTCGACATCTGGCAAGTCTACTTCGATACTGTTATCGCCGAATGTATATTGTGTGTCAATAAAATTTTTGTATGCTCGATATCGTTTTTCTTGAGAGAATGATTTAAACGCTTCTTTTTCAGAAGTATTCATTTTTGCTAGATGATCGAGAAATGGTTTATCACGATTTGGGAATAATTTATGAACTTGGTAGTCATTATTAAGAAACTCATTAACGATGCTGAATACGTGTAATGAAGATCCATCTGGAGAACTGACCTGAGCACCATTCTTCCAACGCTCATCGGCCATAAATCCATAAAAGCCATAGCCAATTCTTGTTTTCATTTCATTTCGCTTTCTATTGCTTTAATGATCACTTCAAAATTGAGTCAGGGATAAAATACTGATCACCTGGGTGACATTTGGGGACCTCTTTGACCTCTAGATGTATATTTATATAGCTCATAATTAAAGTCCCCAAATGGCATCTGGTTAACTAATCTAACTTTTTGTCACTGCTAAGTGCAATTGCTGCATTTATTGCCATAGACGCTTCATGAAGCTTTCGTATTGCGATTGTTTGTTCTGGAATGTTATCGGTGTTCTTGTGAACGAGTAGTGCTGCATTTTTCATTGCTTCTCTTACTTCTTCATATATTTTTTGTTTTGCTGGCGTTGGCGCGTGATACGTGAACAAATTAATAATATCTTCTGGTTTCATGCCATCTCCTCTGCAATCTTCCTTGCTTTTTCGATAGCCACATGCATATCTTGATAGGCAAATGAACCCAATCGTCCTACAAGATTAATTCCATTGTCTGTTGCTAATTTTGCATAATTTTTATGCATCTCAATTGCTTCAAGTGTTCTTACAGGATAGAGATCTTCACCTGTTCCTGGATGTTCAAAAACTGTCACAGGAGTGGTAGTCTTGTACATTCGATGATATGCAGTAGCACGTGTAGTCTGCATGCCAATAAATGCATGGTTAATGACCGGAGAAGGCCAGTTTTCAGCGCTATGTAATGCAGTGTCTCCAACAAACTTTTCAAATTTTACCTTCAAGTAATCGAGCATACCAAGTGTATAGCCGAATATTTCATCAACAGCAGCACTACAAAATGTGATATGATACTCATTAATGACTTTTTGGATACCTTCGAGTGCGACATTGAAATTTAATTGAAGATTGATATTCTTATGATCAAGCATGTTACTGATCCACTCTGTATAACCTTTTCGTGGCAGAGCGACATACTCATCGGCAAAGAAATCAATGTCATAATCTTCCTTGAAACGAATACGGCCAAACACTTCTGCTGGAATATTTGCTGCTGGACGTTGCCATTGAAGTTCAGAGTAATTCTTGATCATTGTACGATACATTGTTTCGCCAATTGCTTGAATTGCCCTTGTCTCGAAATTCTCTGGCTGTCCAGCATATTTCTTACGAGCCTGATCAATCTCATAATGAAAGCAATCAATCGCACCGTCATATTCGATATCATGCTCTGCCTTGAAGATCATCTCTATTGAGCGTTTGTTTATAGGCCATGGCATCCAGTTATGATTCGTAAGAGAATAAACTGTATGAGCAAATCTCTGAAATTCAGCAAATCGAGTAGCAAATTGCCATGTTTCTTTATTGTCAGTATGGAATATATGAGGTCCGTAGATGCTCACGGGAGTATCACCAATAATTTCATCAGCAGCATGACCACCGACATGATCGTGTTTCTCTAAAACGAGAACCTCATTACCCTTTTCTGCAAATTCTCTAGCAAGCGTTGCACCTGTAATCCCTGCGCCGATTATTAGTATTTTCACTTTTATATGATTCCTTTCATTAATCTTTCCAATTGTTTCGCGTATTCTTGCGGTGTCTTACCTGTTTTATTCATATAAGATGGATGATATGCTAAACGAACTTCAATGTCATGCGGCGCATTATCAGCAGTGAAATAATGTGCCTTGAACATCTCTTGTACATGCTTTCCAAGAATGATGATTCCTTTTGGTTTCATAAGATCAATCTCTTTCATGAGATATTGCTTATGAAGTTCTACTTCACTGGAAAGAGATGGACGATTGTTTGGCGTTGAAAGTTTGAGCAAATTTGTGAAAAAGCACTGATAGTAAAGACCATTTGCGAGTAGCGCTTTTCTAAGAATATGCGACGACTGACCGTAAACGAACACTCTATCAAAACGTGAGTAAAGAGCACCATCTCCAACTCCAGGTGCATCACCTATGAGAAAAAAGTCTGGCTTCAAATTCCCAGTGGGAACAGTTGGTCTGCGTACTAAACCGTCAATTTCTTTCTGCATTGGCCACTCAGTTGGCCAGATTTCCTCTAAAGAAAATGAAGGCTGAGCATCGACGATATAAGGAATCGACCCTAAAGCCAGGTACCGCTTCACTTCATTTGACTCGAAAGATGCTTGGGAGAAGAGTAAATACTTCTTCTCCTTCACAATCTCATCCTCTTTCTTCGTCAACATTCGCTGATTTGTCCATTTTACAGATTTTGCGATTTCTATTAATGAATTTTGCGTTTCTTGATTTAGAGCCATGAATTTTCCTCAATGCACTGCTTTATTTTTTGAACAGCCTTATCAGTATTTTCATCCGTCGTATTTAGAAAAACAACCCTAGACAAAGATGTCCACTTGAGAAACCCTATGTATTTTTCTGCAATTTCAGGGATAATCTCTGCCTTGATAAGATTATCTTTATCGACAATTTTGCTGTAGTCGTTTTTCATGCAAAGAACCAAGATCACGCCTGCTTTCTCAAACAGATCATCGATCTCTCTCATCACAGTCATATCAAATGGTCGTTTCAGTACCTGTGCATACACCCACTCTGACATGTAGTGACGATCGATAATGACATCCATGGGGACGACTTGAATGAGGTTCGCAAAGTACATACCTGCGTATCTTGTGAGGACGTTCAATTCGCCTTCTAGCATCTGCTGATGTTCGCGTGGATTTTTGAAGTAGGGATATTTTATCTCTTCAGAGAGAGCTTTTGCGATGGTAGACTTGCCCGATCCGTCCGGTCCTTCAAAAACTATGATTGGCATAATTATTCTCCTAGTTTAGTAATTTTTGTAAAAAATTTTATAGAAAATTTTTAGTATATATTTTAAAATAAGTGTGGCGCTTTTTCAAGAGAGCGCCACTGATATATTATTTATTGACTTCCCAGTCTGATCTTGTTTGATTTTTCAATGTTTTCTTTTCTACGTATGCAATAAATTCTTCATAACTTTCAAAGACTGTGCTCGCTGTTGCTTGTGCATATATGAACACATCTACGATTTCTTCTTTTAGAGCTTCTTTATTGACTTCCTTAATCGGTTTGTGCAGTCTAAAATTCACTTCCATCAGCATCTCTGTGACTTCAACCTGCAAAAGCTTTGCATACTCTTGAATCGTCTGGTTGATGTCCCGGCCCCAGGCAGCTCCAAAGATTTTTCTCTGGAGCCGTGCAATTGTGTTGTAAATCTCTTTCTCTTGTTTGCTTGTCGTTATTTCTAAGGCTTCTGTTGCCATCTTCTCACTACTCCATTATTTAGGAAGAAAGCTATCATCATCTTCATCATCAGGAACGTCAATAGTAGTTTCTTCGTCGTCATCATCATCATCAAATGGATCAGAAGAAGAAACTGTGATTTCTTTGAGATGTTGTGGTGGAATTTCAGGTGGATTTTTCAAAACGCCTGGACAATTAGAGGTCGCATACGATTCTTTGATGAATGTCCATACTGAAGGCTGATCATTTAGATCTACAGGAACACTTATCTGTGTCTTTTTGCCTGTTGCCTTTTCTGTTCTTGTCTTTTTCATGACAGCCTGAGTTTTAACTTCTTCGGCATACTCTTTTTTGAACGATGATGGATCAAGAGGTGTCAAAATGTAACGGATTTCGAAGCCATCTTTATTGTTTCGTTTGATTACGAAATCTCGTGATGTTAATGTTCCATAATTGGAAAATGCTTCGCCGACCTGCTCGAGTGGGCTCATATTATTCGGCTTGAACACGAAGAGCTTTACTTTACTGTCTCTGTAGTCCCAGATAACGAACGCATAATTCGTTTTCGTATTACGAGCGTTCTCTTCTGATTCTTCAAGACCGCAGAACGGACAATCTTCATGGCCATATAGTTTCAAGCAGGGTACAGTGTAGCCCTTAGAACGATCGCTGTTCACAAAACGGCCATGAACAACCATCTTAAGAACGTTTTGACCATCAGAAAGAAAACGGATATTTGCTTTCTCACCTTTTTTCAGGCCAAACACGATACTTTTGCTTGATGATGCGGCCTGAATGTCGCCCATCATCTCATCCATGAAACTCATTTTATCTTTCTCCTTGCTTTATGCAACTACCAAATCTACAACGCTATGAATATTGTACAACGATATCAAAAAATCATTTTTTCTTTTCATTTCGCCAATATCTTTCTTTCCTCGCATTGGAAAACGATACATTGGCAAATCTTCAAATTTTTCTTGTAACCTTCTACCACCATCTCTTCCTGCAGTATCCTCATCCAAACCATCTATGATTGATGTCGCAAATTGGCGTATAAATGCTATTTGCTGATCAGAGATGTACCAACCGAATAAGCAACACACATTTTCAAATCCATGCTGCCATGCCATCATCATGTCTGTATACCCTTCCACCACAAGCACTGATCCTTTTGTGATATTCCCTCCCACACACGCATCCTTGTCAAAACCTGGGTTAAATTTATATTTCGGCTTTACCTTTTTATCTGTGGCCCTCGCAGTGTAGCCTTTTAACTCAGACTGCTGATATATCGGTATCACTGTTGAGTAAATGCTTGACTGATTAATTTTTACATCAAAATGGCGAAGAACTTCAGGTGTATACCCACGTTTTAAAAAGGAGTGATCAAGCTTCTCCCAACAAGGATTACCTAGTGTATCGAGGAACATAGAACAAAAGAGGATTGCTTCTTTTTCATTTAACTTTATTTTCGGTTTCTCAATTATCTTTTTACTTTTCTTGTTTGCATTCTTTTTCAATTGTGCGATTATGAGAATCGCTTGCCATTCATCGATCTCATTATCATTGAAATATTTTTCACAATGAACAACAAAATCAATGATCGTACCTCTTGCTCTACAAGCCCAACATCTATAGACTTCGCGATTCATCGATAAAGACGGGTCATGATCGTCATGGAATAAGCAAATGATTTTGTTTTCTTCAGAAAATGTTTGGTCTTCTTCTATAAGGCCATAATGCTGTAATACCTCATACATTTTGCGCTCCAAGCCTATCAAGAGTTTTTGGAGAGCTTTATCCGAGCTCTCCAGCAACATTTTCTCATTTTTCTTTTTATCTTGAGTATTTTCTTTGAAAATTTGGTCGTCTCTGCTGCTGCTGGAATGAGCTACGCGGCGGATACTTTTTTATGACTGGTTTCTTCTCTACGATGACATCTTCAGGTTGATCTTGCTCTTCTTGGCTGTCATCAAACTCGTCATTATCAGAAACCTCGATAGAAGATGCGATTTTATCAACTTCATCAAGGAGTTCTGATAAACGAGCAAGTTGACTCATATCGAGCTTCCCCAACGCAGTGTCATGATGTCCATGCTTTCTTAATGCAGCTGTTGCAGTTGGCGTAACGTCTTTTAGACTACGCATTTTTTTTACCTCCTTATGCAATTTACCTTACACTTTGTGTACTCACATTTTTATTATATCACAAAAAATAAAAAAAGTACATACTTTAATGAAATAATTTCCAATATTTGCTAATTATTGTCAACTTTGTTGTTTCAAGAAAAAACATAACTTTAAAAGATTCTAGGATGTTTCTGCTGTCATCTAAATCATTATTCGGAGCTTTTTTCATATATAGATGTATATTTTTATTACTCATAGTGAAAAGTCCCCAAAGGCAATCTGGATGACAGCAGAAAAAGTACACTTATCCCTGATTATTTATGATTCCTAATTTAGCATCTAATGCGATTTCTTGCATTAATGACATACCACCTTCGTTCTGATTTCTCAACCGTAAACCTTTGTGTCCTCTTTTTGTACTTCCTCCTGCCTTTAATATATGGCGCGAATATCCCTTTTGTTCTACTGAATCTCCTAAATTATATGGACCAAACGGTTTTGTATTCGAACTAAACGACCAGGCTTTATGAATCTTCATAAGCTGTTCATTAGTGACGAATCCGTTTGGGTCATCGATAAAACACTCATCGAGCATCAGTTTTATCTGATCGTAACTCTCTCTGTGCTTTTCTTTTTCATCGGAAAACTGTTGTGGCGGTACTAATCTACGATCAGAGTTGTACCACATATGTGCACCATCAATGAATGCAGTAAGTGCAGCTTCGAGATTGTCACTCTTATTTAGAAGGTTCTGTTTCACTTTTGGGTCAAATGTTTTCGATCGATCGTGAGGGAAATTGATGATTACGAGTCGTTCCCAAAAAGCGTTGTCGTTTGATCTTCCTCTGACCATGTGATTCGAAAGAATAAAGATTTTCGATCGTACAATAAAAGAGAACTGATCTTTGAATTTCTTCGATGTCGTGATTCTGTCGCCATCGCCTGTGAATTTCTTCATCTGTTCACTATTAAGAGCAGATCCTTCTTCTGGCTCTGAACAAAATGCTGCTCTTGTTGTCGACAAAGAAAAAAGGTCGAAATTTGAAGTGTTATTCGACCTTTTTGCTGATAAAACATTGTAATCAATCTCTATTGTTGATGATCCAGTAACCTTCATAAAGAGATCCTTAAATGTTCCCTTACCTGAATTCGTTGGGCCATAGAGATTGCAGAATTTTTTTGCATCAGTACAATCAGTAAGTGCATATCCTGCATACATTAGCAGGTAATCTATTCCATCTTTGCCACCACCAACACTAGAAGTTAAGAAGGCATCAAAATCTTTCGATTTTTTACCAGGAATATATTCTGTTGGTAGAATGTATGTAAACATGAATCGCTTATCATGCTTATACGTCTTCTTTGTTCTAATGTCTACAACAACGTTTTTACAAGGAACTAAGTACTTACCTATTTCTTCGCCTTTATCATTGATGTACTCATTAAATCTTATCTCATTTCCGCTTTCGTCATTTCCTAGCCACAACATGTCTTTCAACATGTTTTCGCAATCAGCGATTGCTCTGTGCGTTATTTTTATCGCTTTTTCTAACTTATCTAATCCTAAACGCCTTGCCAATTTTCTTCGCATCTCCATGACTTCAGAAATGACGATTCTAACATGAACTTGATCATCTTCCCACATCTTCCCATTCCACAATCTCCATCCCGATGATCTACTATACACTGCTCGTCCTTTTAACATAAAAGAGCAGCATAACGCTGTCCCTTTGCTGTCTCCAGGATGTTTTATCATCTCTCTTTCTGCTTCCGTTAAATCGCCGCTTTCCTCTATTTGTTCTTCTTGTGTTTCTTTTTTAGCAGTAGTGCTAATTAAGGATAACGAATCCTTAGACAGCATACTCTTTTTCAATTCGACTTTTCCCCCGAATTTTCCATTTATCTTTTCTCTTTTTCTTCTTGATTCTGTGCAAATTGCTGGTTTATCAATGGTCTGCCAAACTCAATAATTTGCATCCTTACTTCTTCTGCATACGTTTTTGAATAGAATGATCTGTTTCCGTCTTTTAGTGAAACCCTAATCCTCCCTTGCTTTTTCCACAAAATAATCGTTGGCGGAGTTACTCCCAATAAATTTGAAAATTCATTTAGATTCATATATTTTCTTGAATCGAGCTCTTCCTTTGTTGGCTTTACAGCTGCCAGCATTCTTTTTTTCATATTTTTCTCCTATTTTATATACAATTCATAATAAATTATATACATATTATACAACAAAAAAATTTAAAAGTAAATAGTAAGTTAAAAAAATTATATTCTTTGATTCACTTTGAAAAAAGGTTACACTTACTATGTCGGGTTACACTTTGGATACACTTACTTTTTGTAAGTGTAACCTAGAATCGAGTATTACTGCTATAAGAACGAAGTGCAATTTTAGTATTTATCGCAATTTTTAGTACTCAAAAAAAGTGAGGTTACACTTACTGCTCGTAGAGTATATATATATATATTCACTATAGCAAGGATTACAGCATAGTAAGTGTAACCTATATATAAATATTACTATTACTATAATGATTCTTATTAGTATAAATATAATATATAATAAAATAATGGCGCAGTTTGGTTTTTAGTTTCAAAAGTAAGTGTAAACCCAAGTGTAACCCAAGTGTAACCGTCATAGTAAGTGTAACCCCAAGTGAGATTAGAACAAATATTTTACTATCATGATACACTAATACATTGGTTGCCTAACTACAAATATCAGAATGAATAACAAGATAAATAGAAAGAAAACAAGAAGAAAAACTAACGTTTTTTTTACAAGTGAGGTTACACTTACTAAAAACTTGTGAATCGATATTTTATTCATTAGTATAATCTTTCTATTATTTAGGATAAGTGCAAATCTTAGAAACGATGAAAAAAGGCTAGTACCATAGTTTGAGGCTTTAGTACTTTTGGTCACTTTTATGATACTAGCCACTATCTAGACGATGTTAATGAGTTTCGTTAGAATTTGAATTTGGTTGAACAGGATTCACAGGACGTTTTAGGCCGAAGAGAGCAAAATTTGTCAAAAGGTATTTTTGAAGAGCCGCAAAGGCTTCTGATTGCAGAGCAATAGAAGTCGAGGCGATCAACATGGCATCTCCATATACGTTTCCAGTCAATTTTCCTTGTAAAAAGAGACCAAGAGCAGTTGCTAAAATGACAGTAGCACCAGCAATGCTAGTGTTTACTGTTGCGCTGAAATTGAGATGCTGCAAAGAATAACTGACGACCATGGCGATTAGTGGCAAGAGTAACTTGACGAGAGCTCCAGTATCCATAAATGATTTCTCCTTTGGCATGATATCTTTGTAGAAAATTTAATGACAAATTTTTATTTGCGAATCTTATTTCGTTACTCATAGACTAGATGCAATTTGATCTAAAGACGTTTTTAATGTGGTAGCATTGTTTGCAATCAAATCTGCTTCAGTTGCTGCAGACTTGATTGTCGAAACGATGGTTGACACATTAGAAAATGCTGCTAATTGTTTTTCTAATGTTACAATTTGATTTTGTAAACTTGTAATCTGACTTTGTAAATCACTCCTTTCTTTATAAAGTGCAATGTATTCCTGCCCTATCCACATCTCATAGACGTTTGTTTTTGGCGTCCATCCCAGTACCGTTTTACGAAAAGGCTGAACTGTTCCTGATCCTAGAGAAGGATTTCCCAGTTCAACAGGATTGAGTCCCACTGCACTTGAAAGTGGATAATTATTAGGATCCCAATTGTTATTAAGAATCCATTGACAAAACCCATCAGTAACTGTAAGATTATTTGGAGCAGTGAGTTTTTTATTTACAGAATCGTACGTCCAACCTTTTGGAATAACCAATTGTGCCTCCTCATACGCTGTTACAATTTGTCTCACAAGCGGTGAATATATAGAAGAAATCGCCGATTGATATTCCCACATTGCAAGAACAGTGCTACTTGCCGATGTAACGATGTTAGAAATGTTATTCGCACCAAAATCTGTTCCAAGATTGATCACAGGGTACGAGACGACATGATATTTAGGAAATTGATTAATGTATAGACTATAAAGCGAATCAGAATATGTTTGTGCTAACCAGAAATTTGTACAAGGTGCTAATGCAGGAATTACTTTTTGCCAGTTTTGATAATCAGGATCAGCCCATGTAACGACACCGAACAAACCTGAGATTGGTTTTAGTGATGATGTTATCTGATTTGCCCATGCGATCTGACCATTGAACTCTACTTCAAGATCAGCGATCACGATGTGATACTTCATCATAAGCGTAATCAGAATGTTTATTTCTGATGTCAGACTGCCAAATTTGTTGCCATAATTGTACATATACGGTACTGCATTTATACCTTGATCTTTTATTGCTGATATCACAGCAGAATAACTTCCAATACCGCTATACCAGATGTTCACTCCGTCTGCAACTTTGACAAGAAGAGAAGTGACACCAAGATTTTTTGCATTGATCGCAGCCTGCTTAAATTGTGCTATCGACCAATTTTCAGTTTCTACACCTAAAAACAGCGGTAAATTTCCAAGGTATGACAACTCTTCTTGTGCCATGTTTTACTCCATGTTACTGAACTTTTCGAATTGTCCAGAAATCGCTTGCCAAATCAGAGCTCAGGATATATGCATATGGCAACGTAAAGTAACCCTGAATTCCCCATGATGTTCCCCAAGAATTTCTGCAGATGAATCTCTGAGAAGCATCATCATATCCAACTGCAACAACGCAGTGACCGCCAAGAATCGACTCATCAGTACCTGGCATAGGAGCATTGCCAGTTTGAGCTACTTCTTCGCTCTCAAAGCTCTCATAGACAGTAAAACCAAACACGACAGGGTATCCAGATGCCAAGCATGATTTCAACTGAGCAGCACTCTGCGTTACTTTTGCATAACTGATTGCTTTATGATTAACAGCATCAGTATAACATTTTGCAGAAGGTTTCATTGTAAATTTGTTAATATCATATGGCCATTCAACTTCATCACATGCACCTTGACGCGCGACAGATTTAATTCCATCACGTACCTCGGCTCCAGAATCGTAATCAACACTTCCTTCCATATCCCTTTCATTGTAGTAGATGAATAATCGAGAAGGGACAAATGGTTTTTCTCCCTGAAGCATCTGATCAAATTCGAGTGCACCAGCAATGCCATTTGCTGTGCAAGAACCAAGTGCGCCCTGATCATAAACAGGCGGACATTTTGATCGCAAGTCGACACTTTTAGGCAAATTTTTTGTGATATGTAAAGGTGCAGAATATAAGAGGTCTCTGTGATCTGGCTTACTAGGACGCCATCCATATTTATACTTTGCCATAGTTTTTGAAAATCCCTTCATAATTGATACTATTCATAATCGTGAATATATAAAAGAAGTATGTGTATACCTGAGCATCACCTCCTTTACTTGAGTAATAGTCCACTTGCGACCAATTTTGCCCAACTGCTCAATTTTGGCAGTTCACTTGCTGTTACTTTATACCACCACACTTGTGTATCATTAAGACCCTTTTTGAGAGTGATTTCTATCTGGGTAATCTCAAACTGACCATCCCAGATGCCGTGTTCAGGTAAAAATATTGTTAAATTCTGACCAAGTGCTAATCCATTTCTTGTTGTATCGAATATAAGTGTTCTTCCTGCAATTGCATATCGTTCAAGTAATTGATTTGCCAACGTCACAGCAGCCTCTCTTGTCATATTTTCACCGCTATGATCTTCTACAGCTTCAACGATACCTGTTCCACCTTCAATTGCAGCCCTTGAATTCTGTTCTACCTCATTATCGACAATAACAGTGACTTCAAAATAGCCGCTGTAGAAGATTTCGAGCTGATCACCATCTTCAAGAGCTTGTAAACTGCTATCTTGAACTATGACCGGATCATTTAATGCATAGTAAAAATCGAAACCGGTCATACCTTTGAGCCCAACACTAGTGTTTTCTGTTCCATTTAGAATAATGATTGGAGTACCGGCAAGAGGATATCCAAGTGTAAATGTTCGTGTGTTACCATCTCCTTTTTGTGTTTCAAAAAATGCTCCCGTTTCAAGTGCACCTAAAATGATCTGCCGATTTCTGTAAAGATCATTTTCGACATCTAACTCAAAATTGCTTGTAATCTCAAGATCAACAGAAGGGACTAACCCATCAGGCGCACTTTGAAGTATCCACGGTGATACAACGCTATCAGAAGCTCTAAAGATTGTTTCCTTTGTTTCACTATTAAAATACCATGAATAGTTTGATTGTTTTGCAAGATCGTCAAAATTTGCACTGACAAATGTTGCATTATATGTGACAGCAGGAATAGAGACACCAATACCAATACTCGGAGAGAGTGCATTGACAGTAATATCTTCAACTTGCGGTGTCTCAGTAGGATCAGTTGTCGCAAGACGTAATCGTGTATACACAAATTGGCTCGTGACAATATCACCAGATGGTGTTCCTGCAACATTATCACCTAATGGCGTCATTCTTAATTGATAGAATCGACTTCCAGTATCTCCACCATTTGTATAAAGTCCCATATATCCAGATGAAAGAGGAGCAGAATCAACACATGAGAATAGTTGATTATCATCAACAAAAACAGTGATAGTATCATCAGCCATTATTACTCTGAATCTTCTGAATGTTCCTCTTGTGAATTTTACTGTGTAACTGCTTCCTGTCGATGTTCCGACATCATATGCGATTACTTCACTACCTAGTGAAGTTTTAGTGTTTCCAGAAACTTTATAAACAGTCGCTGTATTTTTTGTGCCATTACTTGTTAATGTATCACTAACGAGCAGATAGTAAAAATTAGAATTGTCGATATATCTCCATATAATTCCGCCCGAATCAGCGCGGTCTAAATCAGAGGACATATCGATATCATCATGAAAGATTTCTTGATAAACATACACTGCATCTGATCCACCTGTTGCTATTAGTCGACTATAGTTTGTATCATAGCTCCATACCGCATCACTTCCACCAGTTTTAAATGTTTGAATATAATTATCACTTGTGATTGTATCAAAGCCATCGAACGTTGGATTCGGTTGAGAGAATATTCCAGGAATGCTTTCACCGCTATTATTTGTAACGTCAGTCCAGTTGACACCATCAAGTGAAATATCTACACCTAATGTTGTATTCGAAGGAACAAGTGCATTATATGAGATACTCGTTGCACCAACTCTTGGCGTTACAGTAGAGAGATTCATACTTGGATCAGGATACTTTGTAACACGGAAGCTATCGAAGCTGGCTGTTCCTGTGCCATTTGCAGAGAGAGCAAATCCACCACTGAGTATTTCTATACTCAAAGATGCGGTAACTGGAATCGCTCTACTGATCGTCGATAAGAGCGCTGCATTAGCCCCGATAAAATGTTCAGAATGGAATGTTAGTGATGCATTTGCCGGAATCACTTTACTAAGTTTTGATAAGAGCGCTCCAGTCGTGGGAACATTTCGCAGATTCGTGCTAGAAAGTGCAACATTTGCTGGAATTGATTGGTTTCTTGTTAACAATAATGCCGCTATTGATGAAATTGAACGATTGATTTGTGTTCTTAAGAGTGCAGCTACTGACTGTATATCTCTTTCTCGAGTTCCTAATAATGCTGCTGTTGCAGGAACACTTCTATCGACAGGTTGACTGAAAATAGCAGTCGTGCTAATTGATCTGTTGAATGTATTTCCGATCGACGCTTTAGCGGTAATATTCCTAGCAGTTGTTGCCAATAATGCTGCTGACAAAGCAATCGATTTATTATTCGTTGACTGAAGAGCTGCTGCTCCTGAAATTGCTCTTGTATTTGTCGATAGAAGTGCAGAGCTAGCAGTAATCGAGCGAGAATTTGTGATAGCAACAATTGGCATGAATGTGACGACACATCCTGCCCAAAATTGTGCGCTTGATATTGTGTACTGACACGATGCTGTTCCTATACTTGTTGTTACTCTCGACAACATTGTCATCGTGTTATTTGCTGCAAGTGTAGACTCTAGATCACTCGTCCAACCAGTCGTAACAGCGTTTTCAGTTTGAGCACTGTTTTTATATGCTAATGAGGCAATCCATAACTCATTAGCTTGCACAGTCGTCGCTGTTGTACCAGAAGTAATTGTTGTTGATGTTATTGGCGTCGCAGCAGTATCACCAATCGCTGATTGATCAACAGGATTTGTTGGCCAACCGTGTGTTGCATTCCATTCTTCAATACAGGCATAAGCACTATGGGAAGCATTTAGCGTCCATGTCCAAGATGTTTGACCTGCTTGGCCCGCACCAACAACAAGATACCAAATACTAGTTTGTATCGTTGCACTTGCACCAGCAGGTTGATTAACTCTTACTTGTGTCCATCCTGTTGGACCAGTAACAGTTGTATTATTGCTTCCTACAGCGATTGACGCAACGACAAGATTATTTTGCGAAATGCCACTAGGAAGTGTTATTGTCTGACTTGTTACTGTTGTTGTTGAATTAGTTTCATTGCTTTGAATTTTTATGATTGCAAATGGTGGAGGACCACCGCCACCGCCGCTGAAAGTACTCGTTGTAATTTGAACATCATTAATGACACCAGCAGTACTAGAACTCGCAGTATAAATAACAGGATTGTCATTAGTAATATTAGAGTTGCTGTCAAACCAAAATAAATCGACGTAGATACCATCATTGGCTCCGAGAGTGACACTACTCATCGCAGTTGGAGCATAAGAATATGTTGTTTTTGCTGTCGTTGTCGTTGTAGCGGTAATAGATCCTATTGCGGTGTACACGCCGCCAGAATATTTAAAGAAACGAACGACTGTGTTAATGCCTTTAATTGCAGATGATAATGTGATCGAGGCAGACCAGTTTCCTGTTGCATATGTACCTGCGCCAGGCCAAAAAATCCACCCCTTTCCAGTCGGAGCAGGAAGTGAAGCAAATGGTGTTCCTGTTCCACCTCTTGGAAGAATTTCTCCATATTGACTGGAAGTCGATGAAAATGTTGTTGTTGCAGACGTCTCAGTACCGCCTGTCGTTATGGTCATTTGACAGGCGGTAACTAATAACGAATCTAAAACTGATGTCCCATATAATGTAGGCACTCTTTTAAAGCCTTCGTTTAGAGAAAGTTATTATAAAATGCCAAGAACAGCAGTACAATCAAAGAGCATATCATCAGCAACTGCCGGCATCGTTCCAGATGCAAAAGAGTAGGCACGATTTAAGTCTGCAATAAATGCAAGAATTATATTTTGATTATCAGTAGAAATTCCTACAGCATTCATAGCATCTACAGTTAAATTTTGATTATAACTTTTACAGCGTTGTTCAAGCCATAGAATTGTATTTCGCCATTGTTGTGCATCACTTTGAAGCATTAATTGAATATTTTGGTCGCTCATAGGAATAAAGGTCATGCGGTTTCTTCCTTTCAAACTGTTTGTAAATCGTCACTTAGTATTGTTGATCCATCGCTAAAAACAAAGAGGTACACTGCCGTGTTTTCTTTTTTCCAACCAATACAATGTGCAGTTAGCAGATTTTCTACTTTTTCAGGCGCAAATGCAATTTGCGTTCTCCTGAAAAATATTGGCTCTGCTCCCTCAGGAATATTCACAAAATGCGTCTGGAGGCCTATTTCCATTGGATCAAGTCTAAGATGTTTAACATCTTTAATATCAATATCTGAAAATTTCCTTTTGCCAGCACAATCATATTCGTTGAAAAAATTGCCATTTTTGTAAATTATTGTCCATGAATATGAATTAGTAATATATTCTACTGTCATGTTCTCACCTATGCTTCGTCATAAGATAATATGATGGTCGGAAGAGAAGTTGCACTTCCTGCACCGCCTGTGTATGTATTATCGATACTAAGAACACACACAACCATGCTTCCATTTGGTCCCGTACTTGCAGTTGATACTGTCGTGTTATCGTATTGTGATGCTGTAGTAGTCATGAGTGTATATCCAGAAGGTACAGCTCCATTTGAACCACTCGATGCTGGTCTATTGCCACTAGATGCTTGAGCATATGACGCAACAGCAACAGCTTTCCAGTAAAGTGCAAGGCCTGTTACAGCACTAGCTGACATTTTTACAGTTCTATTTGATATTGACGTGGTTCCTACAACTGTTACTGCAATTACAAGATTTTTAATCCATGAAAAATTAGTTCCCGTGGTATTTGGAATAGCGACCGGCGTCACGGCAGTTTGGCTATCAGCAAGATTGAATGTAATTCCTGTTTCTGCATTTGCCCATGTGACAGCCGCTCCTGTTCCTATTTGCCCCTGGCATGTCGCAGCGCTCATTAGTGTATCCTTTCATTTAATCGATGGCTTTAATTGTCCATAAATTGTTGTTCCATCTTTTTGTAGTTGGATCGATCGTATTTTCAAGATCACCATCACTCCACACATTGCCAAATAGCAATACTGGATTATATCCGACAATTCTGAATCGCATTCTATAAAGTGTATTAACATTTAGTGAAACATTTACAGATGCTAGTGTTAGTGTTGTTCCTGCTAATTTCTTGACGATACTCACAGTAGTTGAATTTACTCGCAACTGATAGAAATTGTTAGTATCAACATATCTCAATGATATTCCTGCAAGAATCGTGCTAGTAGAGAGTGAGAATCGAACTGTTCCATCTTCATTTGTATCAGCAAGTGTACCAAGTTGCATTGAAACGTCGCCAGCAGTATTTGAGATAAGCGCTTTATTACTGGTAATACTTGTTGTTCCTGTGCCAGATTTGACATATATTTGTGAATCAAATGCAGTTCCCCATCCATTTGCGACATTTCCTCTTATCATTGTGTCAATACAAAGAGGTGCTGTTGATCTTATTCCAGATGAACCTGGATATGCTCCACACACTCTTACGTATAAACCATCGATAATAGGACTATTTAAAAAGCTTGTTGCTGAAAGAATTACTTGTAAAATAAGTGTTTTGCCTACAGTACTTGTTCCTGGAGTTAATCCAGGAATAAATGCTCCAGGTGTAATACCACCATTTGTGCATTGCTGCCATGTTAATCCGTTGTTTAATGATGCCATGACAATTGCTGTTGCTTGAATAGCACCTTGAGAATTTACTTCTGACCAAGAAATTTGTGTATTTCCGCACGTGCCAATGCTGTTCAAATTGATTGGTGGTGATGTCCAAATTCCAGCAAATGTATTCGTTACACTGAAATTTGATATTCTATTTGTTGTTGCATCTGCTGTTTGAATATATGTTCTGACACCAATATTTCCTGGCTGAGTATATGTATTGTCAAGTACATCAATAATTGGTGTAGTACCATTATTCCAGTAGATAGTATGACGATTATCACCAACAACTAATTTTACATGATATGATGTGTTATTCGATACAGTGAGATTCACTTTTGCGATCACAGTAATTGTCGCAGCAGCAGGACTACCGTCACCACTATCTGGAGGACTATTTTGTCCATAACAAAGTGAAACAGAAGTTCCTCCAGCAGTACCACCTGGATTTTGCATAATTCTCACATAGTATGCAAAACTATTATTTGGTGCTCCCCAATACGTTTGCCGATACACAAAGCCAATTTCGTTTTGTATCGGGCTAGAACCACCATTAAGTGTGAAATCACCCTGTGCCGTGAAATTCTGCGCAGCTGAAATGAAATTGAATCGAGTTGAAGACCATGACGTCGCATCACTGTCACCATCTGAGTGTATGACAAGTGCTCCACCTGATACTGATGGCACAGGATCATTAACATCTGCATCATCAGTATGCCCAGGAACAAACGTGATATTTGAAAGATTTGACCAAGAATATACTGTCGTTCCTAGTGCTAAATCACCTTCACTATTAGGTGCGACACCAAGAAGTGTTCCTGAGTTCCATGCAGTCGTTGAACCAAATAAAGACACTAAATCTGTTGTTGTTGCATGAGCCGCAGAAGTAATGGAGATATTTACTTGTAGTAATGCAGGAATTGCAGACGGATCCTGTCCGCCTGAAAATGTTTCTAAAATATAGAGTAATCCACCACTGACATTTGCACCAGCAGGCAATCCAGGAAGTGCCTGGTTATTCACACAAGGAAGCCAGGTTGTCCCATCATAACTTGCAAATATTGCCATAGTTGAAGCAACAGTCGCGACGCCAGGTGAATCTGGGACAACACTTGGGCCAATTGTTGGTAAAGCTGCTGTCCACGTAATTAATGAGTCCTTTACTAATTTTACAGAATCTATGTTATATGCAGGTGAGATGCGAAAACTGCTTGAAGGATCATAGACAGAAACTGCTGTTACGATCGTTGCTGCTGTCACATATGCACCCACTGATGATAATACAGGCGGATTTACTTCAGGTGCTGTTTGTGTTGTTCCAAAGAATGGAGTTGTCGATTTACTTCCTAAAAAGCAGTTTTTAATGTAAATATCAAAAACGCCGGCGACGTTTGCGGCATTGAACATTGAAACGCCAACAATTGTCTTTCCTGCAAGAATAGAAAGATCTATTTGACGAGTATACCAACAGTCCTTTGCATAATCTTGAAGATCTTGGATAGGAGAAGCTGAAACACGATTTTGATCCCATAACCCAACGTCTGTATTTGTTCCTATTGAGCCGAGATATTCAGTCATAAATGTTCCATCACTGAGAAGAAGATCAATACCACCTTCTTGTGATGGTGACGTTGATGAAATCCAAAGATCATAGTTTAACGTATCATGAGAAGCAATAACAAAACTCCCTGTCCATATGATTGCATCTACACGATTATCAGCTACTGCTGCATCTACTGTTACAACGTCATAATGTTTATTATCGACTTTTACTTTACTTTTTGTCTTTGGTTGATATACTTTAGAAACTCTCGCACTCACGGAACCTGAAACTGGAAGAATAAGAGTATCAGAATAAGTACCAGAAACATTAACTGTTGTGAAACTACCGCTAAATGATGCAGATTCTCCAGGTGCACCACCAGAAATATATACATATCCACTTGGAGTAAAGTATCCACTTGAATTAACAGTGCCTGACGTTCCTCCTATTGCTGAACCACTCATACTTCCCGCGGCTGTTTGTTGTGCTTGTACAAATTCAGTTCCGTATGCAAATGAGAGTGTCGACTGCATTTTTAATGCATTAACTGTCGTTGGTAGAAGAGAACTTCCAACAATATGTGTTTTTGTGAGCGTTCCAGAAGAAAAATCTCCTGCAGTATCTTCAACAATAGTTATGTCAGAACCGGCTGGCGATAACTCGAGATTACCATCAGTGATGCTTAATTTTCCTACTACTCCATTTAATTCTCCGTTATTAAAATCATTTTGTGTGTTATCTGATTGTTGAGCATAATTTTTTGCAATTCCTTCTGCATCAAGAACATTTTGGAGTTGATCGACAACAAGTTTTCCTGCTAATTGCGGTGTATCATAAAGTTTGGTATATGTTCTTTTATCAGCAAGATACCTTAGATCAATGCAATCGATTGTATGTAGAATTGCTCTCGATGGATATTGAGGAACTTCTTTATCATCATTAAGAAACCCATTAAAGACAATTCCTAGGTTAGGATCAGTAACAATAACACGCTCACCTTTTACAAAATGAGCTGTACCTGAGTAATCAATAACGTCACAACGAAGTCTTTGCCGCTCATCGACAGTATTCGTTTGATCATACTGATCCTCGATCATTGTATATTCATTACCACCAATTGTTAGAATTGCGCTCATATGATATTTTCCTTATCTATTCCTTATCGATCCCTGGACTCGCAATTCTTTCGCTTGATAATTTGCTGCTACTTTTCCGACTTGTTTTCCATCAATATTCATTGTTATGATCATTGGTTGTGTGTTTGTAAGACTACTCGAGCTATTTGGTAGCGAAAGCGTCGTATTCGTTGATAGTTTTCCATTAAGAAACGCGTTAGCTATTGCACTATTTCCATTTGTGAATACATCATTGACTGAATTTGCTGCTACTTGTGCAGTTTTAGTAAGTTGCGGGATACCGTTTTGTATTCCTGTTGTGAAATTCTCTACGAGATGTTGTCCCCATTTATCATCACCATGTAATGGTCCCTTTTTCGGTGTACTGTGCATAAGAAAATCTGCCGCGCTCTGAGCTAAACCTGAGACAGTCATTAACAAATCAGCAGCTCCTTTTTTGACGCCATCTACTAATTTGCTAAAATTATTTTGAAAATCAGTAAGAGCATTACCTGTATGACTGAGAGAAAGATCAACGCCTTTTGTCATATCATCTGTTGATTTTTGAACTGTTTTGTTCGAATCTTGAATGTTATTTGACATTGTGGCAGTTGCTTTTGATAAATCTTGTTGTGTTTTATCTACACTTTTAGATAGATCTTGCAACATCGATTGAGCTTTCTGAACAGCTTGATTCACACTATCAGTTATTGCAGCAGCAGCAACAGTGACTTGTTGAGAAACTTGTGTAATCATTGGACCAATCGGTGTTACTGTTGCTTGAACTTGACTTTGCAACATTGCTAGCTGTTGCGTAATTTGTTGAGTAGTTTGTGTAACTTGTGTACCGAGCTGAGAAATGTCCGTATTAATTTGTGCTGATGCAGTCTTTATTTGACCAGATAATGTACTAAGTGTGTTATTAATCGTCGATGACTGAGATTGCAATTGTGTTGCCATCGTTCTGATTGATGTACTTATCTGTGTTGTTTGCTGTTGAACTTGCTGATTTAACTGCTGTATTTGTTGCGTTACTGTTGTGGCAAGCACGGTAACTGCATTTTTCATTGCAGGTTCACCTTGATTGATACCTTGAACAAACATATCAACCATATTAGGCATCCACTGATTTGACGTTGATAGAGGGCCCGTCTCAGCAGGCGAATGGATGCCTAAAATACTCTTCACAGTGTTTGCGACATTTGTTGCCGCTGTTTTGACATCATTAATTCCATTTGTGATCCCGTCAGTGAACATTTTCATTAAATTTGTTGTCCATTGGCTGAAATTCTTGGAAAGTCCAGTGAACCATGTTCCAAACCATGTTGATACATTACCCATAATTTTCTGGATGCCAGTAAGAAGACCATTCCAAATTTTTTGGCCATCAGTGATAATGTTTTGAAACCATGTTGTGACATTTTTATAAATTGTTTGAACACTTGCTAGCAGATCTGTTCCTAATTTTGTAAAGAAATCAACAATTGCTTTTGTTAGATCGGGAATAATTGAGTGGCCAACAAGGTCGTCATATAATCCTTGAAAAAGAGCTATGACACCATCAATCATTGCTGAAACAATGGCTTTGAGTGTTTCCCATGCTCCACTGAAGTATGTAACAATTCCATCCCAGATACCCTTAAACATATCTTGGATATCTATCCAGGCTTGAGACCAGTTTCCACTCATGAGATCTAAGCCTACTTTTATAAGACCTGCGACAATTGCCCAGGCAATTTTGACAATTCCGACGACTTCATCCCAGACGCCCTGCAAAATTGGTGCAATATGTGGCCATATTTCTTGCCATACTTTTGCAAAATCATTAATATTGCTAATCCACTGCATAATAATTGGTACAACACGCTGAACAATCGCAGTTACAAATTCGCCAATTGCTTTTATCGCATCATTTAGATACGGCGTTAAGAATTTAATTGCACTGCCTAATCCATTTGCGATGTACCCTGCTAGTTGAATGACAAGCGGTACTACTTTCTCAAATACAGGGAGAAGTGCAGTAAACGCTGCTTGGAATGTATTTTTAACAACTCCACCAATAGTTACTAAGACAGGCATTAGCCCACCGATTGCCTGAATCAAATTTTTGAAGCCTGGCTCAGCTTGTTTTAGCGCAGGAACAACACTTGTTTGGAACCATCTTCCTAACTCTTGTGCATGAGTTGAAAGTGCCTGGAATATGTTTACTGCAGGACTGACATTCATCATCATTGGAATTATTTGACTTAATGCCGGCTTAACGTTAGAAAGAAATGATTTTCCGATGTCTTGCGCTACTTTTGCAATTTGCGATATTTGATCTATCACAGGCTTTATATTAGTGCCAATTTGACTTCCAAGTTGTTGTGCTGACTTTATGATCGAAGTAAAATCTATGTTTTTCAAGTATTGCGTGAATTTATTTACGGTGTTGCTCACGTTAAATAACACAGAGCTTAGTTTATTCAAACCGTTAGATATAAATGATGTAACTGATGATCCTGTTACGTGTATTGAACCTACAATTCTATTGAAAATATCAATTCCAATGCCACCTATGACACTGAATAGAGCACTAAAATTATTTTTTAAATCAGCAATGTTTACAGCAACAACTGAAATTGGTCCCTTCAGATTAGAAAGAACATCAGCAATAGCTTTTATGCCAGAATCAATTAATATAGATATACTATTTCTTAGAGTAGTTAAGGCAGGTGAGAGTGATGCTGCACTCGATTTTACTTCATTAAATGGAGCTGTCATTTTGTGAACAGCATTTGTTAATTGATTCCATTGATATGTTATTGCACTTAGATCAAATAGCGAGAAGTATCTCACAACGGATGAAATAGCAGTACTAACAGTTTTAAACGCGTTACTTATTATAGATATTGCACCATTGAGAGCATTTGATTGTGTAATCCATTTTGTGAAAGCAGTAATAACTGGTGTAATTGCGCCTACAACTGAACCTACCATAGGTAACAATTTTTGTCCAAGACTAATCATGAAAGCGCTCAGAGCTTCTTTTGCTTGATCAATCTTGAAATTGAAGTTATCTTGGACGAGATTCCAGTCTTGAATATCACTTCCACCTTTTTTCATTGCTGCCGAAATGTTTGTGATATTCTTTTCATATGTTGCCATATTTTTGCCGCCCAGCATAAGAGCGACATTATAACCAGTAGCACCTCCCATGATATCTTTGAATGCTGTTACCGCTTCCACAGAACCAGCAGGGAATTTTTTGCCAACGTGATCTTCAATGAGTTGAATTGCCGCTGCAAGACCTTTATTAGACAGTGTATCTTTCAGATCTTGAGCTTTCAAATCAACTGAATTCATTGCGTCCATTGCAACATTGCTAGGTGCAGAGAGAGATCTCATTGCATTTGCTAAATTTTGTGATGCTCTTTGTGCATTCATACCAGAGTTCGTCATTGTAGAAAGAGCGCCGGCAACTTGTGCAAATGGAATATTAAGAGAAGAAGCAAGAGGAAGAACACTACCCATCGCCGATGATAATGCTTCAAGATTTGTTTTACCTGAAGATACGGCGGTGATCAGACCATTCATTGCATTTGATGCTTGATTAGAACTCATTCCGTAGTCATGCATCACTGTTGTCAACGCATCTGAAACAGTTCCAAGACTTGCTTGTTCTGCTTTCGCTCCTTCAGCAGCAGCTTTTAAGACATTGAGTCCATCTGCCCCATGGAAGCCAGCACTTTCAATAAGATACATACCATCACTCAACTCTTTTGTTGAAGTGGCAGTATCAACAGATAATTGCAGAATACCATCGCCAACTGCTTTGATGTTTGATTCTGTCTCACCTGCTGTTGTGACAAGACGCGTCATTCCAACTTGAAAATCGCCAGCAGCTTTTGTTGCAGCAACTCCAATTCCTACTAGGGCAGCACCAGCTGCGAGCCCTGCAGTGACGATACCGCCAAGATGGCCGCCAGCGAATTTTGATAATATACTGCTTGCATTATCTTGTGCATCGATTAGAATATGTAGTGCAGCATCACCCGCAGCCATAATTTATCTTTCATACTGAAGACGTTGTTTTTCGTACATATCTTCTTGTTTTTTATAAATTTTGTCTTGAGCAGATTTTTTTGCTATAAGAACAAGACGCTGTTCAATTACTTCGTTTGCCGGTGCTTGATTATATCCCCAATATCCTCCAAAAATTGGATAAAGTTCAGATTTTATAATAGATTCAGGAGCTGATTCTCCTTCGGCGAGCTCTCCAAGAAAGGCTCTTTCACAGAGTCGAAAAAATCTTCTTGCTCATCTTCTGTTAATGTTGACGCCAATTCATCACACTTTTCTAGTAATGGTGTTGTGTAATTATGTGGCAAACGTTTAATAGAGGCAGGTGTGACAGGAATTTTTTGTCCATTTCTTGTAAATGTCCAATCAATAATCATACGTTCAAGTAATTTTGTTCGAGCACTTCCTGCTTGATAGGAAATTTTTCCGTCTTTATTTGATGTAACAGCGGCGTTACTTACTGATTCCATATCACCTGCTGTGTATGTACCGCGAATAATTGCTTGTTCATGAGCATCCCAACCCCACTTGCTTCGAAATTGATCTGCAACAATAGGATCAGAAGGATCAGGTATGTAAATGTTATTAGAATCATCAAATGCAGCCATTAAAATTCTCCTTTTTATGATGCGTATGTCGGTGGCATTCTTGTGATAACAACAAGTTTATAAGAACCACCAATTCCTTGATCGTATTCACATCTCCACATTGCTTTTGCTGTGACAGTTCCTTTTGATGGATCAGATGTTGGTTCAAAATCACCATCAGAACGGACTGGAAGTACCCATGTCCAACTCTCATAGAAAGCATTGCCAGCAGCCGTTCCGAGGTATTGCCCTAAGAATTGAAAGCTTAAGTATTGTTTTAAATTCTGTCTGAACTGCTCCCACTGATACATATCATTGAAGAGTAATGTGCAGTCTGCAGTCGCTTCTCTTTTTCCTGCATATACTCTATTGAAATTTTGTGAATTTGTGAATGTATATGAATCTTCATCTGGAACTTTTAATGAAACTTTTAGTTCCTGCATATCACCATATTGTGTTGTCAATGGTGATCCTGTAATTGGATCCATGTACACTGCAGTTTGCCATCCAACCATAGGAAGATCAGACAAATTTGTTCCTAGTGATGAAATTCTGTTAATACCAGAAAGAGGAGATGTTGTTCGATCACCAATTGGAAGTTTGTCTTGCGCTTTTCCTTTAATTGTGATCGTGGCTTCTGTTGCAACTTTGATATCAAAGTCGCCTTCAGTTGCAAACGAGAATGGATGTGTCCATGAACCTGTGCCATCAAACCACTCGATTGCAGCGCTGTATTTATTGCCACTAGAAAGAAATGATAGCTGCCACCCATAAACGCCGGTAATTGCCATTGTTCCAACAACACCAGTATTCGAAACAGAAGCTACACTACTATAGACATTACTTGAATAGTATGTTCCATTTGCTGAAACGATTATTGTTTCGTTTACAGCTTGACCATATGATGTGCCATTAATAGTTATCGATCCTGGCGTTGTAAATGCTGTGATTGCAATGATTAACTTCATTCCTGGCGCAGTTGGCTGTGTTGTGAGTGTTTGTGTTTCGCTCAATGCTGTTGCTGCGAATAATGATACTGGAGATGCTGGAACAGTCGTAACACTCGTAGGCGCGCCCATCATCATGTACGGCCACCAGAGAGAAAGATCACCATACACATCTTGTTTGACTTCATCAATTGATGTTTCATTTGTCAACTGAAGAATTTTCTTATCACGTTCGATTAAGCTGTTATGCTCATTTGGTGAGTATGTTTTTGGCGTTCTTTTTGACTTCATAGTCGAAGGCAACTGAAATTTACCAGATTGAATGCCATAAACAGTAATGAGCGCATTAGTAAGGCCTGTTGTTGTGATGTTTGTCACTACAGTATACGCACTCGTCGAAACGTATTCAAACGATGCCATTTGTGCAGATTGAACCTGTTGAACTGTCTGAGAAGCAACATTTACTGTTTCAGTATTATTCGGATTACCAGTTCCGTTGATTGTCAACGTTCCTGAAGTTCCCCAGTTAATAATTTTGATATGCAGACGTGTCCCAGCAAGACTGGCTGGGACAGTAATACCAGTCATTGTTGGACTAACAGCAGTCGTAGCAAGTAACAGTTGCTCGCCATTTGTTGCTTCAAGAGCAATATTAATTACTCCTTTTGCAGCTGTGGCTGTAATTGGCATTGTGATTATTTCTCCTTCTTGGGTACCAGCAGCACTTTCACTTCCTGCGAATTAAGCTCTGGCTGCACTATTGAATCATCTAAAAGAGACGTTTTTATTATTTTTGAACGGTCTTGATCGACAATAACTCGCTGACCTGCATGAAATTGACCAGGTATACCAGGAATGCATCCAGATTCGAAAAATGTATATACTGTCTTATTCATAGTTTTCTCCAATTACGAGATCACACCAGGAGGAACAGGTACATTCCATTCTTGTCTTGTGAGTATCTGAACACGATAACCACGTAGCCATTGCTGGTTCCTGATTACGTCGATATATGCTCCAGTTCCTGGTTTGATTTGCGAATGATATACAGTGCCGGCGTTTCCCAACGTTGCATGCGCTTGAAAAGGAACAACAATTGCATCTCTAATGGCATAAATTTGTTGTGCGTACTCGACTTTATCTTTACTGACAAGTGCCATGAGAAGAAACGATTGCTGATCCGTGATCTTACCTCCAAAAGCAAGGTGCTGACTATCGTCTGATGTACCATAAATTTCTAAGCAAGCACTTCCTTTTGAGACGTAATTTGTTACATCTTTGATTTCTTCGACTTGAACCAATGAGAATTGCTGATTATTGCCCCAAATGATATTTTGCATATAACCTTGAATTGCCGACATAATTGCCGGTGTATTTGGTGTATTACTCATATACGTATTCCCATTAGTGCAAATGCATCAGTTACAGCATTCATCATTTCTTGCATTGCTAAATCAGAATTTTCATCTAAAGCTGGCGTTAAATATGGTTCTGCAGGATTGTTATATGTTCTACCAAGTGAATCAGTTCCGTTAAATCCAAGTTCTAATCTTCGTGCATATGGACTATCAGAGCCAATTTCAATTGATAGCGACGAAGTTCTAATAATTTCTATCGTACTTGCAAGTAATCCTGTTGGATTTTGAAATGCTGACCACGTGTTTGTTACTGCTGCATTTGATATAATTTCAGCAATAGCTTGCAATTTTTCTGAGAGCATAGGGTCAAGAAACGTTTGAAATCTTGCAAGATCTTTCACAAACGAAATCGATGATTGATCAAGTGAAACAGATACAAATTCACCCATGAATTATGTTCCCCTTATTCGTGTACAAACGAATTGCCAATGACCATCCATAATATGCATTTCAGGATCATTTACAATAAGATATCTTCTAGGTTGACCGGTAAGAGCATCTGTTATAAATTGATCAATGATATAGTCTCTATACTGTATAAGTTGTGAGTCATTTGTTGGCAACATGACAGTATACGCATTATATGTAAAGTGTGGATCACTTCCTTGATATGATGCCGCCTCTGAAGAACTGATCTTATCAATCTGAATCAGAACATTTTCTACGATGACATCATCATCTCTTTTAAATTGTGCATATATATCTTCACTCATTAGAATGCCTGCATCATATAATTATCAAGAATCTTTTTTGCTCGTTTTGAAAGTAAACTGTCTCCTGAATTATCACCTCTCACTGCTGCGCTAATATGTCTACCGCCACTTGATAAATCTGGAGCCCCAATAGGATTTTGTCGTTTTGCAAGAACATCACTTGCTAATAAGATTGCCGCTTCTGTAACATCATTTGGTATAGTAGGAAAACCAGCTGTATAGGTAATCACAACTTGAGCTTTTCTGTTTCTGCTAGGGACATTCCAAATAGGATATGGACTTTGCCCTGATCCAGCAACAGGAAGAGCAAGCATATTTGGCATGCTGCAGACTTGACGATCCGAATCGATAATCACTTGAGCAGGGTCAAATGCAATTGAATCACCAGCTGTAACATTTATCGCAACATTTGTAATACTTTGTACAGGCCAATGTCTAGGTCTGAAAAACAAATCATAATTTTCATCAATCGACGCTCTCATCGTTGGCAGCGATAGTTTTTCATTAACGTATGTTGTGTTATACAATGATTGCCTGCAGATCGTTTCTAACAATTGACCCGATGAGAATATTGCATCTGCGAGGCTACCAACAATACCATCACCGCATACCGGTGTTCCAACAAAATGAGAGAATTGTAAATCACTACATTGAACTGTTTGAGAACCAGCTGTTGCAGCGGACGTAATCGTGATTATTTCTGAATTTGGCCCATCGAATATTGCTAGACGCCCATATTCCGCAATATCAGCAGTAAGACCAGGTGCAAGTATATTCAATGTCTGAGCTCCCGAAACAGCACCAGAGCCGCCGATTCGAACTTGATTCGAAATGAGCGTTGTAAACTCTAGTCCAGTAGGAGCTCTTACAAAGTCATAACATGATATATACGTGCTTGCCATATCTGCCTCTATGGTTTATAAGTAATCGTTTGATCGGTTGTTGTATTTAGATCAATTTGACGAAATTGATTTGTATGGACAGGCATGAAATTGCCATAATAACTGTATCCACCTACATAACCAGGATTTGCAAGTGTCTGATATCCAGGAACTGGAATATAGTTATATCCAGAAGCTGTAATTCCATGATTTTGCGGCATATTTGCAGGGTTAACTGGATCTCCAGGATTTCTTACCACTGCATCCATTTCATGATCCATTTGAATTCTCCTAATCAAGAGGAATAGAAAGCTTTTCTGTTGAAACAGGATACGATTTTGAGTAATTACTTTCCATTGAGACAGACATCTTTTTGGGAGTGTTCGAATTTTGACCTGCAATTGCAGTAGAATCAACTGTAGCACCATTCATTGCACTGCTGGGTAAGCCACAGGCATTAGATGGGATGTTTTTCGCATTTAAAGGCGTAGAAAATGGTCGATCAGAGCCACCTTTTGCAACACTTGGATTATCCATATATTTAACCTCTTTGATGCCCAGGTCATATTCCCTGGGGGATGTATATTTATATGACTAAAGTTGTTTTATGTCACCCACTGTCCTCTGGGTGATGATAATTTTAACTTTGAGCGTTATAAGAGACTTAACTTTTGATTTTGAGTAAGCTATCTGCAATTTGAAGACAATAAAAAACGGACTCTACTACATCGTGTGATATAATAGAGTCCGCTTAGTTTGTTAGTTTTGCGGGATTAGTTAGTCAGCTGCTGGCTCGTCATTCTGTTGCTGTTCGAGCTTCTTCTGTCTTCTTTTATCCCAGGATTTTCTTGTGCTTTCTGACAGCTTTTTTCTTGTTTCGTCGGAAGTTCCTTTTTCTTCTTTGGCAAGTCTGGCATTTTCAAGTTGCTGTTCTTGTTTCTCAGTGAGAGGTTTTCCTTTTCTAGAAGCATTAAGTTTTAGAAAGTTGTTTCTTCCAACTTCTCCAAACTTTCTGTTCCTCTCATCTTTAAATTCTTGAGAAACCTTTTGAGCAGTTCTTTTCGCTGCTTCAGACATCCTTTTCTTTGTTTCTGGAGAATATTTCATTCCAAGATTGCTCTCTGCGATGACTCGAAGATTATATGTTGGACGATATTTA